GTTGATGAATGTTCCAGAGAGCATGAGTATTATAGTAAGGAAATGTGTATCTGGATGTACTTGGAAATGAGAAAGGAGGAATCATGGCTAAGAAGAATTCTCTTAGAACTCGGTTACTGAGGGAGTATGCTAAAGTATCGAAAGTAGCGGTACGCGACCCACGGAACTGGAAAGAAGTAGCAAATCGTGTAAGATGGGAACGATTAAAAAAGATATTATGGAGGCGATATGATTATATGCAGTCATTGTAAAGGTAATGGGTATATTAAAATTAGATTCGAGGCAGAGGAAGCCATTGAGCAGTGTAAGGTTTGTCACTCACAAGGGGAACTCAATGAAAGTGAGCACTACCATCAAACGTGGAGTGACGGGGTATCGGATGAAGTCACATCATGGTATTGGGGACCGCCCTTGGACCCCGAATCATTCAAAAACTACAAAATTTATCCAGAGTAGTCCCATTGTAAGTGTTAAAAAAGGGGAAGAGCCACCCTTTTAGTTGCATAAACTGTAGTAATATACTATATTTAGGCAATTTTATTCACATAACTCCCGTTAAGACTAGCGGTCATACGGGAGTTGAAAGATGGCTTATGAGCGACCAAGAGATTTTAAGGCAGCGAGAACTACTCGACACGCTTCTCGCATCACGGAACAACCAGTACGAAAGAGTTAAGTCCATGAAGGTCATGGATTCTATTTATTTTAAGAAAAAATTACCTAAAAACGTGATATTATTTCCGTTACAAAGGATTAAAAGATATGTACATCACCCTTCCAGACAGCCCAGTAAGAAAAATATTTAAGTGTGATAACTGTGAGAATTATCACATAAAATTTTTCGATCCAAAGCATGATAGGACATACACTCCTCAAGAGTGGGAGCAAATTATAACAGAAGGTAAGGAAGCTCTGTATAAAGCATTACGAGTAGTACGCGAAGATCCTAAGTTTTTTGCATAAACACCCCTTTCTATAGATGTTTTTACCCAGATAGAGATACATTCTCTTTTACGCTAGAACACAAGTTACCAAGTTACCAAGTTACAACCCTTATCAGCTACCAAATAAAGGTAACTTAGAGGTAACTTATACATTTTTACAAGTTACCTTTTTTATATTTACAAACATAACTCGCATTGCATGGGATGATTAAATATTGTATAGTTTCTGGGAAGAAACATCTATTGAACAGGTGCATTATGGAAGAAAACAAAGAATTACAAGAACAAGTACATATACCAGAAGCGTTGTCAGATACGTTGTTCCATCCTAAAATAACAGGAAAACAAAGAAAATTTGTGTTGTTATTAGTTCATTCAGAAGGATTGAAAACGGCAACTAGGTGTGCATCAGAGGCAGGTTATGCAAAAGAGTCTGCTGTTGTAAGAGCTTCGGAGCTGCAGAACCCTGAGAAATATCCGCTGGTTGCAAAAGCTATTGAATCTGAAAGACGAGCTATTGTTGAGAGATATAAGTGCACACAGGAAAGGTCTTTATCTACATTGGCGCGCATCAGAGATAAAGCATCTGAGTCAGGGAACTGGAATGCTGCCGTAGCTGCGGAGACCAGGCGCGGACAGATTGCTGGGTTGTATGTTGACAAGAAAGAGATACTCACAGGTACGATAGACTCCATGTCAAGAGAAGAAGTAGAGAAGAAGCTACAGGATCTTAAAGAACAGTACAGTATTGAAACTACATTTGAAGAAGTAAAAGAATTAGAAAATAAAGCTTGACTATAAAATAGAATGGGACTATATAGGTTTTTGGTAGCTCTCCCAACATAAGAAACAGAACGGAGGGAATAGACGGTAGGGTGCCCCTCGCTACCAGAAAAAAAGGAGAAAGTATGATTATTGATGTTAGAACTGGTGACTGTCTATACGTCACAATAAATGGTTGGGTTTATTATATTGATGATTCAACGAATGAACAAATCATTGAGAAATGGAGTGAGGAGGAACAACATGCTCGTGATAGTTAGACCAGACTTGTACGAGTATACTGCATTACCTATGACGGACGATTTGTTTTGGCGTAGAGTAGAGAACTTGAGGCGTGCAGCGCTGACTGCTGAGAACTTTGAGTTTAGGTTGTTGTATTATAATCAGATGGTAGAACTGATGAAGAGGTGTCCATGAAGGAAATGGTATTCGGATTATTAATATTAGGTGGCTTTAAAGTATTAATTGTTCTTGCTTGTTTGCTACTTGGCTTGCTGTATATTTTGTGAAACCCGAGAGTAAATTTTGGAAACAAGTAAAAGAAAACTTGTCAGATATACACTGGACTAGGTTTGAAAACTGGGCGGCACAGGGTGTGCCAGATTGTTATGGAATCAAGGATGGAATATCGATTTGGGTGGAGTTGAAAGTAATTACGAGTAATAAAATAAAATTAAGCCCCTTTCAAAAATCGTGGAATTATAACCATAGTTTACAAGGCGGAAGGAACTTTATTATGGCAACGACCTTCCCTCAAAGATTACTGTATATCTTTTCAGGAATCGTTGCCCCCTCCATTGGCTCCATTGCCAACCTTCCCCCAAACCATATCGTAGTTGATATGGTGCAGGACCAGCATCCCTGGCAGCAGGTACGGGAGTACATTCTCCATTGTCCATTGCCGTCAAACGTCAAGCCCGACCTATAGTTTAGTTAGCATGTGCCCCCGCAGCAGACGCTGATGCCGAAGCTCCATTGTGGCAGAAACCCTAGACTTTCTATACCATCTTAGTTCCTGGTGCAGCAGCTCACCAGGCGTGGGCATCTCAGTCTACATCTCCATTCTCCATTGGCGACCCACGTAGCTTTGGTAACTATAGTAGTTACAGTACTCAGGAGCATCACCTGCCGTGGAAGCTGGTGTGGAAGAAAAATTAATTTAGTGCTTGACTATCGAATAAGATGGGACTATATAAGTAACAGGGTCGGTACCGAATCCGTTTGGAAGTTTCATGAACGCCGACCCCATTACATTAGAAAGGAATAACATGAGTGCAGTAGAGAAAGAAAAGAGTTGTCAGGAGCTGGTAGAAGAACAGTGGCGGGAGAGGCAGAAGGATCTGGAAAGATATGGTACAGATTTTGAAGGGCTATCCTTTGACTACGTACCTCCGCATACATTTGATGAACAGCCTGAAGGTTACTGGCGTTGGCAGTTCTCCTGGGGCGGACCCAGCGACGAGCTGCGCGGCTACGTGAACGAGCACGGCGAACTACATCGCTTGGAATACTGGTACCTGGACTGGTTTGACGGTGCCCATCTGTTGGTGCAGCCAGAGGCTGAAGCCTGGGGACAGATGCAGCAAATGATACCTGCATTATGAACTGGATGATTGTAGTTGGTTTATTGTTGTTGTTCCTGGCATCCCCGCCAGGGCTGCTGCTGATGAAAGTTCTGATTCATGTCGTCTGAGGCGCATTGCCCATTGGTCGCGATTCGTGTGGCGCGGTACTATAGTTAGTTCAGGTGCAGCGTCCCAGCGAAGCACGGAAGTTCTGTGGAAAAAAAAATTAATAATAAGTATTGACAAATAAAGTGGGACATGCTATATAAGTAATATTAACAGAAAGTCGAAAGGAAAATAAAATGACAAAAGCAGTTAATATATTAGAAGTGCTAGAGAAAGCACACCAAAGCAAAGCTAGTGTTAGCAAAAGAAATAAACAGGCAATCATAGATGCCTATGGTAGAGCCTTAACCATGCAAAAAGTTCTAGCTGACTTTATTAAAGTAAACCGACAACTAATGATAGACTTGGCGTTTGGAGAAAATGCTAACCTATTACATGGGAAGGATTACTCACTTCATGTACAACAAAAATTGGGAGCGAAGATTGACAACACCCTTGTCAAAGAAAAGCTTGGCGAGTTGGAATACCATAAGTGCAAAGTTCCGACAGAATATAAAACAATACAGGCTATGCCTTTATCGGAAAGCACGATTTCGAGAAATAAAAAGGCAACGATTGACGAAGTAGCCGACTTCAGAATTTCTGCTTAGTACCGATAAATTGCCTAAGTAGTTTACATCGCATCGCCCATCGTGGCGGTGCGTGTTTCGTTATAATAGTTATTACACCCACGTCCCCCATCCAGTCCCACATGCACTTCCATTCCATTGTTCCTTTTTGAGGCGGTCGGTCGCCTTATTAGTTAATGCGTTGCACGGCACATGCGTCTGCGGGGCAGTTGTCAAGTAAAAAGTTATTAATAAAAAAAAGAAATAAAGTTCTTGAGTATAAGATAAAATGGGAGTAATGGTTTATTATCATTAACTAATGGAGGATATATGCCGAATAATGATAATGACTTAAGAAACAGATTAGCTGTTTTAGAACAACAATTAGGATTAAGGAATACCAATGATGTCGCTAGGAGTAATAACAATACTGATATTCAAGGCGATTTGTTTGGTAATACTGGTAATCTTAATTGGAAGGCTCTTTATAAACTCTTAGAGAGTGAGGTGGAGGAATTAGCTTTCAACCCTAATGCACCTCAATTCGTAAAAGATTGGGCTAGTAATCTAATAGCTAAACTAAGAACAAAAGTAAGCCCAAGAGATTTACTTTAGTAATTAATTGCAATTAATTATAAAAGGCAGGTTATTACCTGCCTTTTTTTTGGTGATGCAATCACCTGCCGCCAGGCAGCAGAACACACCTGGTGATGCTACACCAGCTTCCTGGCAGCGAAATCCTGAAGACTGAATCAAGATATAGGTACTTACAAACATACTTCATACAACATCTAGCCCCCACCCTCGCAGAAAACCTCGACAGTTCTTTGGTTTGGTCGGCGGCTCTTTAGTCGAAGTTTTACACAAACACAAAGTATGATATAACTTTTTTATGATTTCTGAAAAAATTCCAACTGACTTACTAAAATACGAATTAAGAAAATTACAAATAAAAGTGTCGGAGGAGTCCCGTTCCTCCTTTTTAACTTTTGTAAAAAAAGTTTGGCCCGACTTTATTGCAGGTAATCATCACAGAATATTTGCAAAAAAACTTGAAGATGTTTCACGTGGAAAGATAAAAAGATTAATTGTTAATATGCCACCAAGACATACAAAGTCAGAGTTTGCATCTAACTTGTTTCCTGCGTGGATGATGGGTAAGAATCCTAAACTAAAAATTATACAAACTACACACACCGCAGAACTATCCTATAACTTTGGTAGAAAGGTTAGAAACTTATTTGATCAACAAGAGTTTAAAGATGTTTTCCCTGATGTTAATTTATCACAAGATTCCAAAGCTGCTGGTAGATTTACCACCAACAAAGGTGGGGAATATTTTGCAGCAGGGGTCGGTGGTGCGATAACAGGGCGTGGTGCTGATTTGTTAATTATTGATGATCCACATTCCGAGCAAGACGCTCTCTCACAAACAGCCATGGACAACGCCTATGAATGGTATACCTCTGGTCCTCGTCAACGTCTACAGCCTGGTGGTTCAATTGTTATTGTCATGACGCGGTGGTCAACTAAAGATCTTACGGGTAAATTATTAAATGCACAATCAAACGATAACTCCGATCAGTGGGACGTGGTTGAGTTTCCTGCCATCTTGAATGACAAACCGATGTGGCCTGAGTTCTGGAATATCAAAGAACTAGAAGGAGTCAAAGCTTCCCTGTCCGAACAGAAGTGGCAAGCACAATGGCAACAAGCACCAACGTCTGAAGAAGGATCTATCATCAAAAGAGATTGGTGGAAAGTGTGGCCGAAAGAACATATACCTGATTTAACGCACGTTATACAAAGTTATGACACCGCGTTTAGTAAAAAAGAGACATCCGACTTTAGTGCAATAACAACGTGGGGCGTCTTTAAGCCCGTGGAACACGGACCATTTCACATCATACTTCTTGATATGCGAAAGGGTAGATGGGATTTTCCTGAACTAAAAGAGATAGCACTAGAAGAATATAAATACTGGGAACCCGAAACAATCTTGATCGAAGCGAAAGCTTCTGGTATGCCTTTAACTCAGGAGCTACGTCAATTAGGAATTCCTGTAGTAACTTATACGCCTAGTAAGGGCAATGATAAGCATGTACGTGTAAACTCCGTAGCTCCCATTTTTGAATCGGGTCAGGTATGGTGCACAGAAGATCGCTGGGCTGAAGAAGTTATTGAAGAATGCGCCGCTTTCCCTTATGGTGAACACGATGATTTAGTTGATTCAACAACGCAAGCGTTGCTGAGGTTTAGACAGGGTAACTTTATCCAATTGGATTCTGACTATCAGGATGAGCCTTCACTTATTGAACCTGTAAGGAGTTATTATTAATGGTATATCCACGAAAAAGACAACAAGTTGTACCCTATGCACCAGGGGAAGCACCTGTTGATAAAGTAAACCAAAAGATAAAAGAAGGTTTACTTGCTTTGTATAATAATAAACTTCTTCAAGAAGCAGGAAGAGATGTATTAGGAGCATATGATACTGTTGTTGCAAAACCTGCAGCTAAAGTATTTACCGCACCTGGTATATTACCTTTCTCCGATGCTAGTTTAGCAAGTTTACTTACACCTGAAACATATGTGGATTTTGGAGATATTAAAGACATATACGGAACAGAAACCGTTGATGTAATGGAAAGACAGGGTTCTGGTAGAGGATCTGAATTCATAGCGACAGGAGAAACAAAAGAAGTACCTATTGGAGGATTAAGTAACAGACTAGCAAGAGGGTATCAGTATTTAAAAGCAGGAGCAAACTGGATGTTTGGTGATGCACGAAACGCTGGAGAAAAAATGAGAGATGGTGTTAAGTGGGAAAATCTTTCACCGTCAGAAAGAATGGGGGCAAGATTTCTTCCTCTTGATGCGTGGCTCCCTGTATCACCTTCGGGCATAATAAGTAAAAAAGGAATGCAAAAGTTTTTAGATGAAGGAGATTATCTGTATGCAACAGACATGGAAGTATTAAGACAGCAAGGAAAGTTACCAGGAAGTGTAGGAGCAAAAACAACAGATGATGATGATATGTTTAAGTACGATCCAAAAAAACCTAAAGACATTAACGAAGTTAAGGTAAAAACAAATCGAGAACAGATTGAAGAATCAGTAAACAAGTTATCTGAAAAACCTACGATTCAAGAAGTTAAAGATATAGTTAATAAATCAATGGAAGAAAAAGGGTATACTGATATTTACGGTGAACCTGAGAGCGTTACTTTTGCAGCCAAGCCTGAACGAAAAGGTGTAGGTAGTGGTATACCTGGAGAAGGAACAAACAGAGGTGATACTTACCAAATGAAAGCTAATCAAGATAAACGACAAGCAATCGCTGATCATTTAAAACCAATTTATGATAATGCTCCTAAAAAAGATGGCAAAGCTGTTCTTCCTGCACAATGGAAAAAAGGAGAAATAGAGGCAATTGTAGCAAAAAATCCAGACTTATTTCCTGATGGGCTAACTTCAAAAAGGATGAACGAGTTGTTAGCAGGTAATGTAAAAACAAAAGCTGGAAGAGTAGATTGGGTTTTCAATACTATATCAGAGGGATCAACAGTAGAGGGTAAATCTATACAGAAACAAGTATCTGAATTTGCAGGAGAAGAACCAGGAGGTTATGTTTCTAC